ACAGATCCAATGCTTTATTTACTTAAAACAGCAGGATATAAAGTTGAAGCAGATTTAGTGTCGGCTAACACATCAGTTGTTTATTTTCCAGTAGCATCTGAGCATCTGCGTTCCGAAAAAGATGTAAGTCTTTTTGAAAAAATTGGTTTGGCCGCTACCGCTCAAAAGTATTGGTCTGATAATGGAGTATCTGTAACATTGTCGTTTGACAAAGAAACAGAAAAAAAGCATGTTGCCCCAGCGCTTCATCTTTATGAAGGAGAATTAAAGGCTGTCTCATTCTTACCAATGGGCAACCAGACATTTCCTCAACAACCATACAGCAACATTACAAGAGAAGAATATAACTCTTATGTTGGCAAGATTGGAAAAATTGATTGGTCTGCAATTTATGATGGTGTAGAAAATCTAGAATCATTGGGTGAGGCGTATTGCAGCACAGATGCTTGTGAAATTAAATTTTACTAAGGAGATAAAGTGAAAAAAATATTAGCATCATTAGGAATTTTTATAGCAGTTGCAGCAGTGCTGTTTTCTATAGATAAACCAAAAGATAACTGCATAAACCTTTATGTTGATTATGGAGTTTTAGATAATCAAAAAAAGTTAGAAAAATGTGTAGAATCATCTAGCAGCATTCTTGTTTTAGATGTTTTAAAACAAGCCAATCTTAAAATAGAAGGTACCAAGAAATATGGACTAGGAGTAGTTTGTAGAGTTAATGGGTTGCCAGATGAAAAAGTAGAGTCTTGTGAAGTTATGCCACCCGCAGAAGCATATTGGGCAATCATAATAAAAGAAAAACAAGTTATTCCGTTTCCTAGAAAAGAGTGGGGATGGGGACAACTTGCAGTAGATCAACAATATTTAAATTCAGGAGACTCAGTTGGATTGGTTTGGACTGGTCCTAAAGGAGAGTTAAAGTTTCCATGAGATTAGCCTATAAAGAATTAGATAATGTTATAGAGTTTCCGTTACAAAAAAAGAAACCTACTAAAATTGAGTACGCATTTCAATTGGTTATAAATTTGGTTGGACTTTATATAGCCAACAATATTACAGTTGATGTCTGGCGTTCTTTGACAGGACACTAATGGTTCACTTAACTCGTATTTATACAAAGACTGGCGATGATGGAAAAACCTCTACCGCTACAAATGAAAGAATAGACAAAAGCAGTTCTTTAATTGAAGCAATAGGTGCAGTAGATGAAGCCAACTCCGCTATTGGAATGGCGACGGAATATCATAATGACATCATAGACAGAATCCAAAGTGATTTATTTGATCTTGGTGCAGAGTTATCTGGTGCCCCAACAATAACAATATCAGAAGATAGAATTACTCACTTAGAAAATATAATTGATGATTACAACGAATACCTTGAGCCACTTCATTCTTTTGTTTTGCCTACAGGCCCTTTGCACAATGCAAGAACTGTAGTTAGGCGTGCAGAGCGTGAAGCATGGAAAGTAAAAAATATTAATATAAATATTCCAAAATACCTAAATAGGCTTTCTGATTTATTATTTGTTATGGCAAGGTATCACAATAAGGGTAATGAAAAGTTGTGGATTCCTAGAAATTAATCTTTAGCGTGCTATAATTAAAATCGAGAAAGTAAAGGAATTTTTATGACCTATCAAATAATTAATGTTGCTACAAAAGAAGATTTAAAATTAATTGATGAATTTATTAATTCTGTAAAATTTAATACAAAAGAAGATCACATTCCACTTCACGATCCACTATTTAGCCAAGATCAAATTGATTTTGACATTACAACATATGGAGACATGCCTAAAGACGTTGTGTCAATATTTGAAAAATATGTCTTTGAAATTCAAAAAGCAGTCAGCAATCAAACTAAAATATTTTATGACCCTCCAATTCTTGGGAAAAGTTATATAACTAAAACTCACAGCGGTAAAAAAATTGAAATGCAGTTTTCAACAAATAGACCAAAAAATGTTTTTAGGTCTATAGTTAAGTGGAGCGACAACCATAAAGGTGGAATTTTTAAATTTAAAAACTATAAAATAGCAAAAAATTTAATTGCTGGGGATTGTATAATTTTTCCAGAAACAGAAGAATTTCAAAGAGAGTTCACATTAATAGAAGAGGGTAATCTTTTTCTTTCTGATTTTTGGAATGCTCCGGTTGGTCAATCTCCATACTCTGGTTTAAAGTATGAAGATATTTACTGGGGAAATCCCCTTTGGGAAACCAAGTAATGTGATAAAATAGACTAATAATGTCTATTCAATCTAATCTTTATGCAGAAAAAATATTTTCAGATCATCCGATTGGATTATGGTCTTTAGACGACGACGTAAACTATCTTTCGTTAATCTCTAACTCTCAAAGAAATTTAAGCACTTGGCAGTTTTTAGATTCACAGGTAGCAGTAAGTACAGAAAAAATAAATCAACCATTTTTTTCAAATTTTTTAAATGAAATAGAGTTTGACGATTTTTTATCAAGTTCAAAAGAAATAAAGTTTGTTGGCCCCAATTTAGATAATTTAGAAGATTTAAATCAATACGCTGCAACACTAACTTCTGGTTGTTATTTTTACACTGAAAGTGCTTACATAAAATCAGTATCTATTGGATTTGAATATAATGATACATCTTCAGGAGAAACAATAGAAAAAATAAAAAAATACGAAACTAATATTTCTCAAAAATGGATTTTTCTTTCTCACACTTCAACTTTTCCAAATCAAAGCACATCTTTTAGACCCTTAATTAAAGTTGAATTTGAGGGTGGAGCAGCATCTACAGAAAGTTATAAAATATTTACAAACGGATTTACAATTGGGCAAGAGTCTGAAAACTTTAATACTATTTCTCTGGGGGTAGATGTTCAAACTTTCCCCAGCACAATTGCTATTTCTGGAGTTGACCAGGCATGTGTTGCAAATTCTTATATTCCGGGATTAAGTAATGGATACTATTTAATAAAAAATAATCGTTTACTTGCAAAGAATACAAGCGTGCCAATGGTTTATGGTTCAGATAGTATAACAAAAATTATTCCAAATGAAAACAATCCATCGTTTATCATTCCTGGTTTTGGATTTTTAAATGAAATTGGAAAATATAAACAATATACCGTGGAAATGTGGCTGAGAGTGGATTGTAATTCTTTAAACAATTTTAGAATTTTTGGTCCAATTGGCTCAACAGATGGAATATATATTAAAGATGGTTTTATTAGTTTGGTTGTTGGAGAATATTTTGGATCTCATTATGTTGGAGAGTGGTATAGGCCAATGCTTCTACAAATTAAAACAACACAAACAAGTGCTTCTTTATCTATTAATGGAGAACAAGTAATAAATTTAAGCCTACATTTAGAGAATGTAAATTTTCCTTTAGAGTTTGACAACAGCGATAAAGAACTAAATTGGCTTGGATTTTATTCAAATGAAGATATTGCTGCATATGAAATAGATTGCTTAGCCATTTATTCATACTTAGTTCCAGATGTTGTTTCTAAAATTAGATGGGTAACTGGACAAGGAGTTTTTTCTCCAGAGGTTGTTAATTCATCTTACGGAGCATCATCTGTTTACATTGATTACCCATATTCAGAATATACGGCAAACTATACATATCCAAATATTGGGACTTGGGATCAAGCAACAAATGATAATATGAAAACAACAGAAAAAAACTTATCTATAGTTAAACATGATTTACCAGTTTTATTTCTTGAAGATAAAACGGAAGGTAATTTTTTTACTGACAATCAAGCGGTTCAAGACGAAGATGTTTGTTACTTTACATTTAGGCCAAACTCAACCTGGAACAATAAAAAAACTTATGCTTATTTTGATAACTTCACTTTAAACGCTGAAAAGGTTGGCGGTATTTTTACGGTATTTAAAATAGATGAATCTATAAGTCAAAACCAAACACTTTTTACAATATATGACATAAACAGCAGCGATTATTTTAAAGTAACTTTAAACGGCAGAACCTTAAGTTATAATTTTAGTTATAACCAAGAGGTTACAACTCTAACATCAATAAGTTCAATCCCGCTAGATACATATTTTTCTGCTGGCTTTACACTTTCAGTTATTTCAGAATATTTTGGTTTAAATCTATCATCATTTTTTGATAAGACGAACTCTTTAAAAATAAATCTTGGAGCAAACCAGAATGGTTTAGAAAATTTTTTAGGCAAATTTTATAAATTTGATATTTGTAGTAGATATAATGTTAGTTTAATTTCTAATAATTTTTTAAGCAACGGGCTTTGTGACAGTAGTAAAGTTGCAAATCTTTTAAGTCATACATCCACCTATACCCTTAAAGCAGTTTTAAATTACGACAATTACTATTTTGACATCGACTCCTACGGGTACTGGGAAGATTATTTACCCTTGTCATACTTTGCATCCTATGTAAACAACTCCAATGGAGATAAGGTGTATGATTTAGATTTTATTCAATTTAATATAGACTATCCAACTCCAACATCTTTGTTATTTTCAGAAACAGTTTCTAGTTGGGACTACGAAAGTTTAGATTTAAGTTACGATCATACGGTGCAAAGGTCATACTCTCAACTAGACAACTCTTTGTTTTCTGGTTGGCAAGATTATGAGGATATAGATCAAAAATCAATAAAAAATTATTTTTATGATACAGAAAATTCATTTGTTAGAAGTTACATTACTTTTCAAAGCATAGATTCTGGGGCAAACAAAAATTTAAAAAACTTTTCACAAAAGCAAACAGTTAGTAACAATAAGATATTAAATGTTTCTAATTTTAACGATTGGGAAAACATTGCATTTGAAGTTGTGGATAACACTATTATATATCCTCCATCAGGGGTTGATTTTAATAAATTTGCCATTGTTACCCATCTTGTTTTTGATATAAAAGGAACAAGAAATTATGATTTAACATTAAAGAAAATGGAGTTTGCGTCGCAAGCCCTAGACAACTCCTCTTCAAAACAAATAGGAACAAGGTTTGGTAATTTAATTTATCCTTACAGGAAAACAGGAATTTACTTTGATTATAAATCAAAAAATCCAATTAGCATATACAAAGAGAGTGTGCCTTATTTGTACTCAACTAAAAAAAGTGGTATAGAGATTAGAGGAAACTTTAATCCTTTTGTTAGCAGGGGTGTTAGAGTTCCAATAAATCAAAACAATTCTTCTAATTATAAAATGTCTGCGTTGCAGATGTGGGTTAGGTATAACCTAGATAAATTTTCTTATGGCGCCACTCAGGTTTTTGAAATAGAGCATAAAGGTGACATAATTGAATTTTTTATATCTGCAACAGATGGAAATGGAAAAAGAGGTAAAATTTTTGCAGTAAACAAATCAAATAAACAAGAAGTCAATGGATTGGCATTTTATATAAATGGAAACATAGTAAGAGAGCCAATTGTTGATGTTAGGGAGTGGGCAGTTTTAGGTGTATCCTTTGCCAACAGTTTAGACTTTAGTAATTTTTCAGGAAGCATTAATTTGAACGGCCCATTTGTTTATAATAATGTTACGAATTATCAATCCACCTCACTACAAGAAATACAATCAAAAGTTTTTAGGCCTTGGCTAAAAGTGAAAAGTAGTGAGGGAATTGATTTATTTTGGTCATATTGGCTTCAATCTTATAACTGGGATGGAGTTTTAGTTTTATCGACATCTGAACTTTATGGAATTGACCCATCCGTTGTATATAAAGCCTATATCGGAAGAAACAAAACAACCATAAATGAAAATACCGATGTAAGTTTAAACTTTACGCTAGACTCTGTTAAAATATATTCTGACACTTCATGGCAATTAGAGGTTAAGTCCCCCGTCTAATATGGTATACTGATGGTTATGGATTCTGCAAAAAACAACAAAAAAAGAAAAAGTTTGCCCAAAATGAAGGGGCAAGTTGGAGAATCACGCATTAAAGTAATAGATAAGATGTACGATTGGGGACTTTATGTTTATAAAAGATCTAATGGTAAATGGTTTACAGACGGTACTGGCTCTGTATTAAACATTCAGTCTATGAAGGGCGACATTACTAAAATTTCAGAATTAAAAGAAGCAGCAAAATATTATGGAGACGACGGAGATGGAACCTGTGTATTTGTTCCTGGTCTTAATCGTGTGTCCGAAGAAGAATACTCAGAACAAAAACAAAGAATGTCTGAAGGTTTGATTCCAAATATGAATGATTTAGGAGCAGTGCATGCTGCACAGCAAACAGTAAAAAAGTGGGGATCTGAAGACTAATGAGTGAAGAAATAGAATACAGGGTCGGAGCAAGAATTGATGATCTACAAGATATAGATAGTCAGTTTAAAAAAAGCGACGCATTCGATCAGTCTTGGGAACAGTTAAAAAATTTATCTGGACTAGATAATAATTTTAAAAGACGTGCTTCCAGAATGTCAAAAGTTGAGGCCTCTCCAGCATATCTAAGTAGCGCTAATGCTGTTAGTTCTGGAAAAGATGGGGCGCAATCAAAAGAAATAAATCCAGGCACACTATATAGAAATGCTTATGGTTTGTTTGATGTAATAACTCCACCATGGAACGTTTATGAGTTAGCCAATTATTACGACACATCATTTGCAAATCATGCAGCAATTGATGCAAAAGTAGAAAATATTGTTGGGCTAGGATATAAATTTCAAATATCTCCAAGAACAACTCTTAAATTAGAAGCCTCTGCAGACAAAGAAGCAACAGAAAGAGCAAGGGGAAGAATTGAAAGATCAAAAATTGAACTAACTGATTGGTTAGAAAATTTAAACAACGAAGATTCTTTTACATCCACAATGGAAAAAGTATATACAGATGTTCAGGCAACTGGAAATGGATACATAGAAATTGGAAGGACCATAAGAGGAGAGATAGGTTACGTCGGGCACATCCCCGCAACCACAATGCGTGTAAGACGTTTGCGTGATGGCTTTGTTCAAATTATTGCAAACAAGGTTGTTTATTTTAGAAATTTTGCAGCAACAAATCCAAACCCAATAACATCAGACAACAGGCCAAACGAAATTATTCATTTAAAACAATATTCTCCGTTAAATACTTTTTATGGTGTACCAGACATTATTTCTGCAATATCTTCTTTGCACGGAGATCAATTAGCATCTCAGTACAATATTGATTATTTTTCAAACAAGGCTGTGCCAAGATATGTTGTAACTTTAAAGGGAGCAAAACTTTCTTCAGATGCTGAAGATAAAATGTTTAGATTTTTGCAAACTAGTTTAAAGGGTCAGTCTCACAGAACCCTGTATATTCCTCTTCCTGGTGATTCTGATGGCAATAAAGTTGAATTTAAAATGGAGCCAATTGAAAACGGAATTCAGGATGGATCATTTAAAGAGTATAGAAAACAAAATCGTGATGATATTTTAATAGCCCATCAAGTACCAATATCTAAACTTGGTGGAAATGATGCTTCATCATTGGCTGCTGCTTTGTCACAAGATAGAACTTTTAAAGAGCAGGTAGCAAGACCAGCCCAGAGACAAATAGAAAAAATGGTTAATAAAATTATTCGTGAAAAGACTGATATTTTAGAATTTAGGTTTAACGAACTAACTTTAACAGATGAGATTACTCAATCTCAAATATTAGAGAGGTACGTAAAAACCCAAGTAATGCTTCCTAACGAGGCAAGGCAACAACTTGGTTTGCCACAGGTATCATATGGGGATGAGCCTTTTCAACTAAAACCACAGGACGTAGCAAATGAAACGGCCAATCGACAAAGAGATTCAGAACGATCAAACAATCAATCCGATGGTGCAGCAACAGTTTCTGGAAGAAACCCCAAGGGCGAAGGAAGATCGTCTCAATAAGTGAGATAGTGTAAAAAATTGCACTATAATATATACTAGTATGATTATATCAAAAGCCCAGTGGAACGCAGAGGGCGAAAATCTTAGATTATCAATGCCTTTCAGTAAGGTAGATAAAGAAAGACGAACTGTTTCTGGTTTTGCAACTCTTGACAACGTAGATAAGCAAGATGACATTGTTACAACTGAAGCAAGTTTAAAAGCATTTAAAAAATTTCGTGGAAATATTCGTGAGATGCATCAACCATCTGCTGTTGGCAAAATGGTTTCATTTAAAGAAGATAAATATTATGATGAGAATTCAGAAAAAATGTACAATGGAGTTGTTGTTTCTGCATACATTTCAAAGGGTGCACAAGACGCTTGGGAAAAAGTTTTAGACGGAACATATACTGGTTTTTCTATTGGCGGAAGAATGAACGAGTGGGACGATGCCTATAATGAAAAAGTAGACAAAACAATTAGAGTTATTAAAGATTATGACTTAGTAGAATTATCTTTAGTTGATAGCCCAGCAAATCAATTTGCAAATATAATTTCAGTAGAAAAGGTAGATGGAGTAAACGTCGTTAAGGGTGCAGACACAGTAATTGAGAATGTATTCTGGGATAAAAATTCAGGTGTTGTAATGTTGTCACAAAATGAATCAGAGTTAAGTCCAACTGATGGAGTACAAATGGAAAATATAGGTTTCGTTGAAAAAACAGACAACGAGAAAACAAAAATGATAAAGTTCTTAGTAGCAAGTGCTAAAGGCACAAACACTTCTAAGATGAATAAGGAGGAAAATCCTATGTCAAAAACAACAAAAAAGACAGCAGAAGAAATCGTTAAAAATTCAAATGCTGTTGTTGAAGATATTCAGGTCGCTCCTCAGGTAGAAGCCATAGTCGAAACTGCTGAAACTGAAAAATCAGAAGATATTACAGTGGCAGAAGTTGCAACAACAGAACAGAATGAAGTTTCCGAAATTACTAAAACAGAAGATGTTAAGGTAGAAGAAGTTACAAAATCTGAGTCAGTGGCAACACCAGAAAAGACTGAAGAGGTATCTAAATCTGATCAGGTAATTGCAGAAGCAGTTATTGAAATCAACAGTACTTTAACATCAGCCTTTAGCGATCTAGTTGCAACCGTTAAGTCTCTACAAGAGCAGGTTAATACAATCACAAAATCAATTGATGCAGTTACACAAGATGCAATTGCAACAAAAGATGCATTCAATGAATTTGGAAAGCGAGTAAACGCCGTTGAAGCAGATACAGCATTCCGAAAATCTGGAGATCTCGGAGAGATTATTCAGAATCAGCCTGAAATGGTTGAAAAATCCCTATGGGGCGGTCGTTTCCTCAAAACAGCCGATCTATTTAGATAAATCATCTGGAGGTGTAATCATGTCGGAAGAAATTAAGAAAAATCAGCCAGGTACAAGTGGCAATATTGGTGGAACTAATCCAGGCCTTTTCCAAGGTCAGGGTGCATTCGCATCAGGTTCAGACGCAGCAACAAACGTACCAGGTAATTACTCTGATGGTGGAGTTATTGGGAATATCCCAACAGCACTATCAGGAATCGTAGATGGTCCAAACGCAGTTAACCCCTCAGGTGATGCTGGCAGTGGTATTCTTCGTCCAGAACAAGCACGTCAATTCATTGACTATGTTTGGGACGCAACAGTACTTGCACAAGATGGCCGTCGCGTTACAATGCGTGCTAATACAATGGAACTTGAAAAAGTTAACGTTGGTGAGCGTGTAATTCGTGCTGCTTCACAGGCAGTTGGTGAATACACCAATGCTGGAGCAACATTTAGCAAAGTAGAACTTACAACCAAGAAGATTCGTCTAGATTGGGAAGTTTCTGCAGAAGCACTAGAAGATAACATCGAAGGTGCAGCGCTAGAAGATCACATCGTTCGATTAATGACAAATGCTTTCGGTAATGATATCGAAGACCTTGCTATTAATGGTACAGGTGCAGGATCAAATGCATTCCTTTCAATTATGGAAGGATTTGTTAATAAGGTAAAGACCGATGGGGATGCCCATGAGTCAGAAGTAACTGTATCAGATAACGCTTGGACACCATCTGTGATGCAAAACATCATTAATGCAATGCCACGTAAATATCGTGCACTTAAGAACAACCTTAAGTTCTATGCAGGAACAGATGTATTTGGAGGAATTGTTAAAAATAACGGTACCCTCGCAGATGCAGTTGCAGAAGCATTTGCTGGACAAGTTCCAGGAAGTACACAAGCAAACCGTCAGAATTACTTAGACGGTCTAGGACAAACTTTTGGCGGAGCACGTACAACTCGTGTTCTAGGTATTGAAGTTCAAGAAGTTCCTTACTACCCAGCAGGATATGTTGATTTAACATTCCCTGCTAACCGTGTATGGGGTTTCCAAAGAGACATTACCGTAAATCGTCAATACCAAGCAAAGAAAGATACAATCGAATACACAGTATTCGTTCGTTTCGGTCTGCAATGGGAAGAGCAAGATGCAATTGCATATGCTGACGCTGCTTCAGATTCATAATCTGTAAACAGTTTTTATTTTGGGGGTAAGAGTTAAATCTCTTATCCCCATTTTAATTTATAATGATATAATACAATTGAGGGAGAAAAATGTCAACAGAAAAACAAAAAATCGATTTAATTGAAAATAATATTTTGGGAGTATCTGTAGATAGTTTGCCTGCCCAAACCAAAGAAATTAAAGCAGTTAAGGTAAAAGAGTTGGTAGCCATACACTCAATTAAAAATTTATACTCTTCAAGTTTAGGAAAAGTATTAAAAGGTTATAACATTATAGAAAAAAGGAATTTAGAAAAATGGCTAACTAAATCAGGAATTAGGCTTGCCGACCCCGAAGAAGTAGCGAAGGAATACGGATTATAATATGGATATATTAAGAGTGCCCACATACCCCAAATCAACTACTTGGGAAGTACCAGACAATAATGCTGACTATACAATATACGTTGAAGATTTAGTAGATCATGAAATGGTATCCTCTAACGTTGTATCAACAGTAAACTCTAAAGTTACTTACAACTTTAGTCAATCTGATTTATTGCTAGACAGGAAATTTTTATTTCAAATTTTAGACGAAGATGAAAATATAGTTGTAGAAGATGTAATTGATTTTGTAAGACCGTATGTTAACCCAAATAGTTTGGGATCTACGGCTTCAGAAATTATAGAGTATACACAACTAGAAATGGTTGCTAGATCAATAATAGATACTATAATTCAGGATGGTTTTTATAATTCAAAAATGATAGTCCAAGGCGTTGGTCAAGGATCAGACTATTTTAATGTTTGGAAAAAATTTAATAAAGTTTTAAAGGTGTATGAAAACAATATTTTAATTTTTGATTTTGAAACTCCAGATGACAATTTTTATGCATTTAATATTACTGGAGACAACTCTGCAATTCAACGTGTTTCTGAATCCACATACAACCGAGTTGAGCAAGGTTCAATTATACTTCCCGCATCTGCTGGAGATTTAGGATCCGTAGGAACTGGAAGAGTTGTTGATTTTCCAAGAGGATATGATTATATTTTTCTACTAGACGCAGGATATAAAACAATTCCTGTTGATATTGAATATGCAACAAAGTTATTGATTGAAGATTTAAAGTGCGGAAAGTTAGACTATTACAAACGATATGTAACATCTTACAATACTGATCAGTATAAAATTCAGTTTGATAAAACTGTTTTGAATGGAACAGGAAACATGATAGTTGATAAAATTTTAGACAAATACAGAAACAACCTTGTTAGGCCAGGTGTGATTTAATGTTATGCGAGTTAAATGACTTTATTCATCCCATGTGTGCAGATGTTTACTATGCAATAGCCTCTCAAGGTGGCTACGGTGAAATAAAAAAACAATGGGTAATTGACAGAACAATTGCCTGTAACGCCACCCCATCCTCTAGGAAAAACGTTGAAGAGTTAGACCCCAAGATGATTTCAACACTAAGCAATAAACTAAGCGCAAGATCATTAACTGACCTAAGAGTATCTTCTCTTGGCAAAAGTTATGCCATAACAGATATTTTAATTACAAATATAAGAGATGACGTTGGAAACTCAATATATAAAGAAACCTCTGGCATTCGTTCCGGGAAAGGAACAATATACGAAATTGCAACAATAAATCCATTTGTTGGTCCATTTGGAAGGATTGATTCATACAGAATGGTTTGGAGACGTACTGATAGTCAAGCGTCGGTAGACTAATGTTAGTTAAGTTAAACACCAAACTTTTTCAAAAACAGTTAGACAATATGGTAGATTATTCTTTTGGTTTTTTAGAAGGTGCTGAGTCTGGAAAAAAAATATTTTTAGATAATCTTGCAAGAGGAACAGTTGAAGCGTTAAAATTATATATAGATGCTATAGCAAGAAGCAATCCTGCAGCATTGCATCACGTTTATGAATGGTATCAAGTTGGAAACAGAGGGCAAAGATTATTTGATGTTGAATACAGAGTAACAAGTTTGGGAATATCGATTAACTCTAAATTCAAGCAGTCACAATCAATACAGTCTGGATCTTATGAGCCTTTTTATAGTAAAGCAAAAATTATGGAAGAGGGCGTACCAGTTGTTATAAGGCCAAAAGGAAACAATGCTTTAGTGTTCATGGATAATGGGACTGAGGTTTTTACTACAAAAACAATAGTTAATGATTTTCCTGGGGGTAGAGAAGTTAAAGGATCCTATGAGAAAGTATTTGATACTTTTATGAACGTATATTTTGCTCAGTCATTTTTAACATCAACAGGATTGTATGAGTATTTAAATAATCCAAAAATATATAAAAAGAACTTTGCAGCAGGGGTTAAAGGTGGTAGATCAGTAGGTAAAGCCACTGGTTTTAAATGGATGGTCGATGCAAAAATTGAGGTAGAATAGAATTATGGCAACCGCAGCAGCAACATTTGATTTTCCAATAAGGTACATTAATGAGTATTTATATTCTGAACTTAGTAAATATGAAGATATAAATATGGCAACAAACCCAAGCATCACATCTTATATTCCGTTTTTACCAGCAGGGCAAGCAGTTAATATTTCAGAAATATATGATAGTTTACAAACTTCAGAAGACGGAGCGCTTCCTGCTGTTATATTTTATGATCGCATGATTCGTTTGAGATCTAGCGCCTTCCCAGTGGGCAAAAGAGAACAAGTTTTATACACAGTGTATGGATCTATTGCTAATTGCACCAACATTGGAAACGTAATGTTGGGAGTACTAGATCGAGAAGACTACTCTGGGCAAGATTTAAATAAATGGATGCATGATAATAGGGAAGATCTTATTGCAAAGGAATTCCCAATGAAGGTATTTTTTAGAGGAATTAGGGTTTTTCAAGCAGACGAATCCCAAGATTTAGTAGAATTAGACGAATACAGAAGAGGAAGTATTCATAAGTATATAGTAGAATACGATTATCATTTTAAGGACAACCCAGAATTTCTTGAGTTTGATAGACCGTTACATCCAAAGTGGCCACAGGAAGAATCATAATATAAAGGCTGTATAATTGTTCTGAGGAAACAAATCGTCCATATACTAACCAAAACGAGGTGAATAAATGGCATATACAAGAGGTA